ACGATCCAGCATCATTGGTTGTTTGTTACTAGCGGATGAAGCCAATTTTTCTACCTTATGTTGTTTTTATTTTAGCTGATCAAACATCAAGATGCTTGTTTAGTTTTTTAGCTTGCTTCTGACGTTTGTGTTCTGACAGCCAGAACTGCATATACATAATTTCTTCTGGTGCAAAGAACTCAGGCTGCTTAAGAGCGTTCTTGACCAGCTTCTTTTTGCTTGTCACGATTAGATCGACTCTTTTCTTCCATCTTAACGCGAGCCTTCTTTACAGCTTCTTTACGACGAGAATTATCAAATTCTTTTTTGTTTTCATCTTTCTCTACACCTTTACCTTCTTTCTCTGCCGCTTTCTTTTTAAAGTGCTCAAGAAGCTCAGGAGGCATTTTGTTCTTTGCCATGGTCAACTAAAATAGGTTGGATTGTTAAAATAATTTGTAGGAGCAGATGCGGCTTTTGTAAGCAATTCCATAGGATTAATTTTAAGTCCTGTAGACATTTGAGGTGTTTCAAGACCTTTACCAATATAGTATTTTAAGAACCGAGGGCCAAAATCATCAGTTTCTTTTTGTGTTGTTGCCCCAGGAACAATTAAGTTAATGTTAATTGGCTGACCAGGTAGTTGAGTCTGCGTTGTTTGTGTGGGAACCGTCTGTTGTGTTGCCTCTGTTTTAAATTCTTTTTGTTGACTTGGTGTTATAGGCTGATTAGGATTTTTTAAAAATGCACTAATCTCTGCACGTTCAGCAGATGTTGCTTTATCACTTGGTCCAATCCAAGGACTAATACTTCCTGCTTCTTTAATGTAATCTAAGGCTAATTTATCTTGAAGTTCTGAAGTAAATTTTTGGCTAGGGTCGATTTTAAGTTTTGAAACCCGCTCTCTTAATGTTGGACCAATAAACTGATAACGTCCAACTGCATGTAATTTTCCTTTATTAATCCATTCAGGATTAGAAATTCCTGTATCTTTTTGTAAATTCATAATCTCACCAACAGTCATATCAGTGAGAGCACGGCCACCATGTTGTTTCATTTTGCGGATGTCACCGCTATAACCTAAAACCCCGCGACCACCTGCAATTCCAATTTGGTTGACAGCTTGGTATCCGCCAACTGGATCAGATTCATACTTACCAATAATATCTAAAACACGCCTTGGATTTGCCATGATTACCTACCTTCAGTAGCAAAATAAATCCTGGTACCAACAGCAACATCAGCTGGACCTGGTAACGCTTGAATGAACTCAGCGCCTTCTCGATTAAAACGATAACGTGCTTGCTCTGGATTACGGTAGTTGGGAACGTAGAGATGTAGAGCAAGACGATCACACTCATACATATAGATCTGAGTCCACGTCTTTAACGTCTCTTTGTAATCCGTTGTGCTGATGGTACGGTCAACGTCACCAGCAATGTTTTCACGGCGACCTGCAGGGGTGATGTCGTTATTGACACTACCTGTCATATCAGTACGCTTTTCTGCTTCATCGCAGCGTGTTACTTGCTCAACAATCTTGGAGTACCAATAGGAATCTTGAATGTTGCTAAGAGCTTCCTCAAGTCGTGCTAAGTCACCAGCAGGAATTGATGTTTGATTATATCCCAAGTGCCATCGCACTTTGGACTTAAGGAAGTTATCTAGCTGCATTACAAATAACTATTTCCAGTATTATTCTACACGAACAAGATTCTCTTTAAAGATTTCATCCCAATCAATACGTTTAATTGCACGTAGTTGTTCAAGCTTTAAAAACTTTTCTCCCATCATGGAAGATTGCAAGTCTTTAATATCACGTGCTGTTTTAAGGCCAACACCAGGGAGAGCATCAGCAATCTGACGTGCACTGGCAGTGTTGATATTAATCCGAGTATCAATAGGAAACGTTTCTTTCTTAGCAGGAATTGGTGGGTTAACACCTTCTGCTTTCAATGATTCAGTAAGACGTTCTTCTGTTTTAATCTTTTCAGTTGTTGCTTCAAGATGAGGTTGAAGATCTTCTTCATGAACGTAAAGAACTTCATCTTGAGCATCAACGCACATCACAATTCCATCTCCATGTTTAGAGATCATTTCAACAAGAGAGCCTGTTGGTTTGTATTGATAAAGCATCGAAGCAATAGGAGCTATCAATACAATACCAAACTTTACCTATAAACATAAAAAAGGGCCGGTCGTAAGACCAGCCCAATTTTAATTGATCTAAAAAGATCAGGTGTCGTCGCCACCTTGCTGAGAAGTAAAGTCAACGAACTCCTGAATGTCATTCCAGGACACCTGAGCAGCAGGGCGCAGGTAGTTCACACGGCAGATGATATAAGCAGCTTTACCAGCGGTTGAGTCATCAGCACTAATGAAAACACCGTCACCATCAGCAGTTGTAGAAGTAACAGCATTAACGTTATATGCTTTGAACGTGGTGTCTGCAGTCACCTTATAGAACATAGAGTCTGCAGCATTAGCAGCCACGATACCGCCAGTGGTAACAGTGGTCCAGAAAGGAATGTTACCGACGGTGGTATCGCCAACACCTTGAGCCCAAGCAGAACTTGCAGCAGCAGGAGTAATGGCGCTAGCAGCAGCCAGACCATTGGCCTGAGTAGCAGGAACACCAAAGGGTGAACCAGAGTTGTCAGGACCAAACAGAATGAACTCACCAGTGGTACCGCCAAGATTAGCGGTCACAGGAGAGGCGGGGAATGCGGGCTCGCCACCAGCAGGAATGTCCTGACCGATAGCAATAGAAGCACCGTAAACGTAAGCAGGACGTGCAGCAGAAGCTTGCACAACCATAGAAGTACGATTATCACGCACGCGATCATCGGGACGACGATCGGGGGAAGGGATAATCAGTTCAAAGCTCTTATAGCTAGCTTTATCAGCAGCCAGGTTTTCAACCTTGGCATAACCAATCAGCTCATAAGCTTCGATACCAGGCCAACCATACACACCTTCAGTATTGAAGGAGGAGAGGCGGTTAATTTGATTACCGGGCTGCAGGATAGCACCGGCTTCAGAACGATAAGTAGCCATTGTTTAATTAACCTCCTATATTACTCAGTAATGGTAAAGGCAACAGTGGTGAAGTCCTTATTCAGATTAGCAAAACCAGCGTAGAGTTGCCAGATAAGAATAATGAAACGGCTGAAGTCATCATTGTTGTTAAGGAGGACTTGAGCATTAGGACCACCAATACCAACACCAACGGCCTGGGGACCGAAGAACAGAGCCGGGGGAGTATCGTGAGAAACAGCACCAGCACCGTCACCAATGTCCACAGTGATGGACTTGGAGGGGAAGTTGGTAGACTCGAAGAAACGCACACCTTCAAACACAAAGCCAGAAGGCATCACAGGCTCACCACCCACGAACTGGGCTTGACCATACTGGCCGCCACCGTAGAGAGCAGCGTTAGGAGCCATCATGCCCATCAGGGGATTAGGCTGACCCATGCCAGGGTAACGCGCCACTTCACGGAAGCCTTGATCGGCACGCAGATCCTTCATAAAGGAGGGATCAGCAATACAACGATAGTAGCCATCAGTGAAGACGGGAACGTTACGCTTACGAAGACCTTTGACCACTTCAAGGAGGTCAGTCTTCACATTGAACTTGAAGCGCTCAGAAGCGTACTCAGTAGCAGAGTAAGCAGTCAGAGTAGTGGTACCAGTCTTGGCTTTGTTATTAGCATAGTAATAACCGCCTTGGGTATCGGAGGACTGACCACGAGATTCAGCCTTGAAGAGTTCATCAAGGAAGACGCGATCACGCCAACGACGGTAGTCATCAAGCAGGGTGAGGCTGCCGATGGACTGGTGGAACATGTTCAGATTGCCAGTGTCCAGAAGCAGACGCTGAGCAGTCATCAGGGTTTCACGAGCAATCTTAAAGGTGCTCGGAAGATTGGTGTTATTCGGATCAGCAGGACCGGTATACTCACGGAGAGACACCAGCACTTTATCCTTAACAATAGACCGGCTGTTAGCAGTACCAATCGTCTGATCTTGGGTACGCTCACGGCTGGTTTTAGTGCCAGGATTACCGAAGAAACGGTAACGGTCTAACTGAACAGTTTGACCAGGTTGCTTAGTGAAATCGTGGACAACCACAGGCTCGCAAGCCATTTCCACGATGTATGCAGGATGGGGACGGTAAAGTTCCGCACCAAGCAGTTTTGGAAAATCGTTATCAATAAACATTGTCTAT